TGTGTATATATCATAGACACCACTACCTACTTGAATTTGCAAATCGTAAGTTTTGTCGCTTTGAATAGGTGTACCTAAAATACCAGTTAATACACTTTCACACTTTTGTTGCATTACTCTATTATTAACAGTATATTCAGTTCTATCTAATGAAATTAATAATCTATTTACTCCATTTAAGATACTAAAAGCTTTACTACCTTGAACGTAAAATATATTTACCATTTTTCTAAACTCAAAGAGTTTATTAGCAGCTGGTCCTAATGCAGTTCTTATACTACTAAATATATTATTTGAAATATCTCTTAATTTATTAAAAAACGGAATGTCCTTTAACATTAAGTTGCCAGCAGCAAAGTTGGTAAAGCCTTGTGAGTATTCATTATTGACTCTCATCATAGGTAATTTATCAATAAACGGCAATGTATTATCTAAATATACAAGCTGTTCAAAATTGCGATTAAAAACATTAGTTGCTGATTTTGTACCGTTTTCTATATTCTTTTGCATCGCTGGAGGTAGTTTATTAAATAGATCAACAGCTGCATTAAAAGGCTCTAAACCATATACAGTTGTTGCAATATTACTTCTTACAGCATTACCTAATGTACCAATACCATCACTTACTGACGCTAATAAATTTAAATCTTGACCAGACAATAGTCTAGATATATCGTATGCAGCGCATGAAAATGGCCCGTTTAATAATTGTCTAAGGTAATATAAAATAGTAGATTCGTCTAATTTTAACAGGCCTTCAGCCGATGAAAGCATACCCATAAATTTTTCTAATTGATCTAAACCTAATTCAAATATTTTTAAATAATTTTCCATGAAGTCTAATTCTGCTTCAGAAAAATTATGCATAAAATCACCTCTCAAATTACCATCGCAATCTCTTTCAATTAAGTTTTCAAATTGTTTTCTGCTAATAAACAAAGAACGTAGAACTTGCGCCTTAACGTTAAAGAATCCGTTAACGTCATCTACTAATTCATTAATTAATTTATCTACACAAGCTGACATATATTTTTTATTTGTTGTTACTATAATCAGGACCTACATACGGTTTAACACACATAATAACATTTTGATATTTATCTTTTTTAAATACATGATGGACGTTTGTTACAAACCACTTACCTAAGAGCTTTGCATCTGATGAACCTTCTTGATCTGATAACTTAAAAATATCGATAAATCTTCCTGGTCTTCTTGCAGTATCACCTGTTATATCTAACGTAAGCTGTAAATTGTAAAAAGTTAAATTCGAAACCATTTGCGCTTTACAAATATTCTTACAGTCTTCAGCTTCAAAGTTTGGTAGACCAAACGGCTTAACTGGTCTATCATTGTTTACATTATTAAAAGGTATAAAAGATTTAGCTCTTCCTCCAACTAATTTAAATTTATCTATAATAGATTTTGTCCACTGAGGAATAATTTCATTAATTTTTATTACATCATATTGTTGCCCTCCTCTAAGAGTTTGAGACTTTATCTCATAATCCATAAAGTATTCATTAGTAAATGTAGTATAAGGGGTAGAGAGATTAGTATTATGTAGCATACCTGTATATCTATTCACTCTAATATCAGGATTGGATTCGGGGTTATTTTTATTAGTCGAGGTGAAACTATTTTCAGACTCTGTATTTAGGTCTCCTACACCTAAGGCCTCTATAGTCATCTTTTCATTTTCATCAAAATATTTGGTTACTGGTAATAAAGAATACAAACCGGTTGCTCTATTAAATTGTAATAGAGATTGTACTGGTAATTTATTATCAGTTCCTCTTAAACTGTAATTATATCTAAGTAAATATTTTAACACATCTGAATATCTCCAATGCTTACCCGGATGGACTTTCTGTAATAAATTTACTTTGTTACCGTTATTGGAGTTTAACCAATGATTACCAGCATCCCACAGATTCACATCTATTACATTTTCATCAAATATCTCTTTACCAAATATTTCATCTTTTATAATATTACCCATCGTTATAGGCTCGTTTCCCTTCGGAAAGGATAAATTTTTACCGCCTAAACGATTTAATTTGTAAAAATTTTTATCTATTAAATTATAAGTTTTAAAGTTATTAGATCTATCAGTTTTTGACACACTATTACTTTCATCTGTTATAACAAAACTATATTCTAAAACTTCATTTTGATAGCTTACACCACCGGGTTCAGCAGAACCTACACGTGAAGGATCCCCCTTTTCAAAAACTTCATATTCGACAAATTTTAAATGTAAATAATCTTCACCTGTTCTTACATTATTTACATGCTCGTCTTCTATGTAATTATATGGGTTGTTGATCGTAATCGTACCTGTTATTTCTGGAGTAAATATGTCTTCATGTATATCCATATCTACTATAGCCGACTTAGTTAATAAAATACCTTCAGCGAGATCTTTACCTTTAAACGAAATAGGAGGCTCGGGGTTTGTACTAATGAGAAAATAGCAATAATAATCTGCACCATTTATTTTAAACTTAAATGATTCATTATCTAAAGGACTTGTATTAGAAGTGGGCATTACCGATTGAGTGTGGCATTTGTCATTTGCTGATAAATTAAACCACGCTTGCTAGGTATAATATAAGTAAGCTGTTGACCACCTTCAGCAAAAAAACTGTTACCGATTGTTTCTTTGTTTAACAAATATATAATCCACCAACTATGAATATCACCGTATATATCATATGATGTAGATGTAAGAGCTTGTCTACCTTTTACTATGTGAGTATCTAATAAAGAACTATCTATATTAGAAGGAAACTCCATCTTATTGAGAATATTATAGAAATAAAACTCCTTACCGTTATTAGGCTCGGTAAATAATTTAAATATACGCTCATAACGATTTAAAGGTAAATCAGGCAATGCTGAAACCTCATCTTGATATTTTCCTGTTTTTCCTGTTAAGCTCATAATATTAATTACGGGATAAAACCAAAACTATTACTGCCTGCTATTGGTTCATTAGGACTACCTGAAGCTCTAGCTTCAGACTGTTGTTTATCTCTTAAAAATTTCTCTTTTTCTCTCTCAATTCTTTCGCGCTCACGAGTAGCTTCACGCTCGGCTGCTCGTCTTTCAGCTGCTCTTTCATTAGCTCTTACTTGCTCATCAGACTGATCTGCAATCTCTCTTCTTCGTCTAGCTGCTTCTGCTTTTTCTTTCTCAGCTTGTTCCGCATAAAACTTATCATAATCATCTAGTCTCTTTTGTGCTTCTCTTCTAGCTCTATCAAAGTCAGCTGGAGACATCCCTCTCGGACGTGATTGACGGCGAACCATTTGTAAGTCTTGCGCTCTTTGTAAGTTCGCACCGGCAGCTCCTGAAGGATCTATCGCCAATAATTTTGGGTCATTAGGGTCAGTAATAGTAGTTGGTGGCTGCCACGGTCTGCGATTACCACCTTGATCAATTATCCTAGGAGTATTTTCATAGTCATCAGCAATAGTGCCCCCACCGCTAGAACCTCCTAGTTGTCTATCTAACTGTTGACTATTAAGAGTTTCAACTCCTGCGTTACGTGGATCTGCTACAACAAGATCCGCTGGAAGCTGTGGCGCGTTTCCATCCGCATCAGGTACTATTTCATCTTCATTTTGAACGACAATACCTGGTCTAGGTTTTCCAGTTGCCGGATCTATAGGAGCATATCCTCCAAGATCACCAGGTTCTCTAGCAGGGTCTAGAGGCCTGTTATTAATTGCAGCTGCTAAAGCTCTTCTCTCATTATATTTTTTCTCTCTATTACCCTTTCCCTTTTCAAATTCTAATTCTTCTTTGAGCTGATTGGCTGCATAAGCTTCGAAAGAACCTAATTCACTTCTTTCTTCGCATATTTCATCTATAAAGTTAGAAGGTTCAACAGTTAGAGATCTAAATGTAAACTGACAAACATAAGCTTCTGGAATAATATGGTTGCCTATTTTTCTTCTATTTCCTAATAAACTTACTTCAAAGTTTTCTAATGAAGCCCATTGAATGTATCTTAAACCAGGTACAACTAAATTGTAAATAGCAGGGTAGTTCATTCCAATAGGACCGTATCTAAAAGGTCTATTTATCTTGGTAAAGTCACAAATAAAATTAAAATTCTTTTCGATTGAATCATCTTCTAAAGTGTTAGATAAAGTAAAGGCTATTTGTAACCCGTTATCAGTATTACTATATTGATAGAACTTTGGAGTCTCAATATAAGATCCTGGAGCGCCTATAGTCTGCATTCCTGGATTTAACCCAAGCTTGTTAGCGATACCAGTAGCAGCATCGGAAGCAGTTTTAGCTACTTTATCTGCTAATGACTGATCACCATTATTGCCTCCATTATTTCCAAACGTAGCTAATGCATTTACAGCAGCTACTCCTCCACCAGCTATACTTTCCGCAGCTGCTCCTAGTCCTTGTATCTCTTTACCTCCAAACATTTGAGCTCCTCTCTGACTAATGGGAGAAAATGTATCAGCAAATTCACTACTAAAAGAACGAAAGCTATCTCCAAAAAAGGGAAAGTTAAATCTTGCTATAGGATCCTTATTAACTGTATATAAGCCCTTGTAAAAATCTAATCCAGGGTTATTAGAATTATAACTTCCTGTACTATTACGAGGTGATAGTATATTCATATACCCATCTATAAATGAACGTAACTGCGAATATTGTAACTCATAAGCAGTTATATATGCTGAAGGTGCTTCTTTCCTTAACCCCGAATTTCTTGGTACCGAAGTCCAATCATATTGCCCGACAATATCATACGACCCAGCTTTGCCAGCGTCTGTGCGTATTCCTTCGTATGGATCTTTCTTAGGCATATAATTATTTATCTACAAGTTATCCTGGCTGCATACTATATGTGGAATTTAAAAAATTAGATTTAGCATCTGCATACCCTGGTCCCTGCATAGTACCAGACATATCATTGTTACCTTGATTTTGCATTATTATTGGCGTGTTATTTGTGCCTTGATTATTATCAACTAACTGAGCAGTAAGTCTAACTAAAATCTCTAAAAATTTATTAGATTGCTGTATTTCTGATACTACAAATTTATCATAAACGTGTTTTTCTCCTAAGACAGCAGCTTGTACCTCACGACCTGCTCTCCCTATACCTCTAATGAAGGAAGTCATTTTACTACCTTCTCCCTCACCTCCATATGAACCGGTGCGTTTACCAGCATTCATTACACTATTGAACATCTTAGACAAGGCACCTCCTTGCTTCATTCCTAATATATCATCCTTTTGGTTAAACTTTACAATAGTACCATCATTAAATCTCGCAAAGTCGTCTGCAAATACTACTCTATTAAAAGCTTCTATTGGAGATTCGTCATCCCATGGTGATAAAGCTTTAAAAGCCGCCTTTACCCCTGATCCAACTTTAAGAAACTTTTTACCAAAGCTTTGTAATCCTTCTACTATAGAATTAATTATATTTTTGAATATTTCAAAAAATTTATCTTTAACAGTAGCAAAGAAATCACCAGCTTTACCTAGTACCTTTCCTGTGCCTTCTGCAACACTTCCGTCTCCAGCTTTAGCTAACCAATATATTATATTTCCAACAACTGGTATAGCCTCCAGAAAATGTTTTCCAGCCTCAGCCCACTCTCCTTTAAACACCGCACCTATACCTTTACCTAATGAAATAATATTCTGTATACCGGGTAAATTCACAGCAAAATCTTTTATCTTACCCCACATATCGAATTGCCCTCCAGTAGGATCAACACCCTCCTTTTCTTTCTTAGCTTTATTTAAATCATATAATAGTAATGCTCCATCAATTATCATAGAAGCTATGTTTGTGACTCCAAACGGCAATAAATTTAAAATACCAGAAGCGAATTCAAAAATTGCTGGTATGTATTCTCCTTTCTTCCATCTTGCTATACCAAATCCAAAGCTAAATAAAGATCCTATAACAGGAATAAACCTACCAAATTTTAATAATCTACCACCTATACCTTTTGCTAAACCAGATAAAACTTTAGCTAACTTACCGCCTTTCATAGCTTTAAAAAATCCACTAGCTAATTTGCCCATAGGCTTAAGTAGCTTGGGTAGAGTTTTAGCTACAAACTCAGCAACAGGCCCTATAAAGTCAGCAATCCAAGCAGCAAATGCTGTAATACCTGCACCTAAAGCTAATAATAGAGGAAATTTTAGTTTTGGAGGTTTATCTTCTTTAGCTTTTTCAATAGAACTTTTAACTTTTCCAGCAGTAGTTTTATCTACCCGGGCAGTTTCGCCTTTTTCATCAGGCGTCATTTGATTGTTTACTTTTAAGAACTCCTTAGCAAATACAGTCGTTTCGTTTGTTATCCTAGTTTTTTCTTGAGCAGTAAGAGTGGTTTTCTGTTTTTCAAGAACATCACGATCTTTTACAGACTCCCTTTTATTGTCTGCATTTGAACTAATTAACTTATCAACTATATTTTCGTCTGCCACATATATATTTATGTAGTAGTCGTGGCATCAAACAGTGAAGCGTCAATAGTTACAGTAGTATCATCGATAGCTAACAAATCAGCTTCATATTTTACTAATTGACCGAGAAAAGCAGTAATATCATCATATAACTCTAAGGGTAACTGCTCAATTATTTTAACTCTATCAGTTACTTTTAAGTCTTCAAATTCCACTGTTTCATCTTCTATAGTTATTGACTTAATGGTCTTTAATAGTTCAAAAATGTAAATAAGGCCCATAGCTTCAGAAAGATCTTCTGATTTTAAATTATCTATTTCTTGTATACATCTTTTTACTATAACGTTTTCTTGTTTAAGAGTAGGTAAACGTAAGTTAACTTTTATGTTATCAATTTTAACCTGTGTTTCTAATTTAAAGTTTGGAACCTTTTTAGCTTTTTCTAATGCCGATTTTAAAGAAACAACTTCACCGTTATCTGCTTTAATTTGGTCTCCTAAGGAATGAACTCTAAGAGCTAACAGTGCTGGTACTCTGTCAAACGTATAAAAATTATCACCTACTACATTATCATTAATTACATCATTAATAGCTTTAGTAAATTGCAATGCTCCTAATACACCATTTACAGCAGTTGAAATAATATCTTTTTGCTGTCTTAGTGTAATTTGCTTAGCAGTAGTTTGTTTAGCAATAGAAGGTATAAAGACTTTAAAATCCTTTTTAAGCTCTGACAGCTTACTAATAAAATCGCTTGTTGATGTAGCCATGATTATATTTAACTAGTTATCTATTTTTGCAACTTGGTTACTACCTTCTTCATTTTCTCTTTTGTATAGATCCATATAATCTATTATATCTAGAAAAGTACTATTTAGTAAAAAAGTAACATCATTTATTCTTTTGCTTAAAACAAACAAATACTCTCTATACGTATATGGATCAATGCAATCATAAAGATTTTCAAGCAAAATAAAAGGCGATGCATTTAAAAAGTTTAATTCCATTTTATCCTTACCGGTAAATAAACTGTAAATTAATGCATGTTTTTTATCCTCAATAAACTGTGCAATAGTTGATAAAACATTAGCTGGCAGCGAGTTAGTAATAAGAACAAATTCTTCATTAGTAACATCGTTTAAATTTATAGATTCATTATCTATTTGTATGTTATGAATAACACTAAAAATACTATCCGTGTCAATTACAAATTTGGATGGATAATCTAAAGTAAGAGTTATATTATCTATTTGTTTTTCCTCTCTTATATCTATTATTTCATTTAGATTTTTTAATATATACGATATACTTACCTCTTTATCTTTATTATTTAAATTTAAATTTACAGATTGTTTTATACATTTTTCTCTCAATAACGCTAATGTTATAAATTTTTCTACAACATTTAACCCCTTAGTTACCAGTAAACTTTCAAATATATCTAATCTAAAGTTAGATGAATTATTAAAAAACAATTTACTATCTTTGAATAAAAATTCTTTGGTAACTACTTCCTTACCATTAGGAAGCTTAAAGACGCAATCCATATATTATATAGTTAAAGACCTAGAAAAGGTAAACCCGGATCGTTGGTAGGAAGAGGTCTATAATTACGAAATGCAAAAGTAACAGACTTCTGTTTAAACTCTTCATCGTTATAAGTTAAATTATAACCTTCAACATTTGTGGGAAACACCTGTTCAAATACATAGCCCTTTCTTAATTCCATTCTATTATTATATTGACGCAGAGTAATATCAGGGCATATTAACTTTCTCTCTAATAGTCCATCGTTACCTATTGCTATCATCCACGGTCTAAAAAATGAATGCTCTATATCATCTTGTGTATCAAAAAAGTTAATAGCTAAATTTTTAGATAAAAAATCTACACGTTTATTAAGAGCATAGCCTGGTAAAAACCCTCCTGTGTTTTGCGCGCCTGCAATGTCAAATTGAGAGTTTTCATTAGGAACTGTTACCTCTCGTGCAACTAACATATTACCATTTTTTTCAAATAACCTTGGTTCAGTTACAGCTCTCCAACTATTTTCAGATGAATAGGATTTTCTAGCAGAGATATTTATTTGAGGTATTAAATCATTATTATAATTAAAATTTACCTTCCAAAGAAATGGATGTGAAAGAAAGAACCTTTCACTATAGCTATACCCATCTAAGAAGTCATATTGCTCGAACGCCATTAATAATATTTAATCGCGATAGTACTTATGCTATAGCAAAGTCTTTATAGAAGTGGTAAGCAAAAGTAACATCGAAGCTTAGAACGTCGCCAGTACCATCAGCAATATCGTAACTCACGTCACCAATGTTTCTAATTGAAGCACCTACGAGCTCAATATTTCTAACATCATTAAGTGACTTATCAACTTGAACTAAATTTATAACTGACTCAGTACCTGGCATACCATATTCTCCTACAGAGGTTTCATTATTAAAAACTAACCTTGAAGCTGCTTCAAATTTTGTTCTTAATAAACAATCTTCATCATGGTAAAAAGAAATAGTATATCCTCCACCCGTTGGGTAAGTAGCTCTACCTGGGACATGAAACTCTTGACCAAAGTAATTTACTACTTTATCATCAATGTTTCTTCCTGGTAGGGTTGCTGTCTTAGCATATACTAAATCATTATCACCTACAAAGTCAATTCCTCCTGTCAGTGAAATGTTTCTAACTCGAAAAAGAAAATCTCTCGAAAATTGATTTTCTGCTGCTTTGGTAAAGAAGTTTTGAATTGTTGTTGCCATAATAATATTTAGTAAATTTTTCTATTAACCGCCAATTAACTCTTGGAAATTAGCATCTGTTCTTGTTGCGTAGAAGTTAACTAATATAAACTCTGCTGTTCTAGTAGGTTTAATGTAGATATCTACTACTAACTCATTTGCATCTATTACTGCTGGTGTATTGTTTCTCTCGTCACATACAATCAAGTAATCATATAATCCTTCGTTATTCTTAGCTCTTTCAAACAGAGGAGTTAAAGCATTAACTAATCTTGTTCTAGTAAACTCTGAGTTCTGCTCAAATACAAACTGACGAGCTAGCTGCTTAGTAGGTCTTTCTAGTGATAAGAATAACCTTCTAACGTTAATTCTGTCGAATGCACTTGGCTTCTTCTGTAAGGTCTTCTGCCCGAATATTACTATTCCAGATCCTGGGAATTGAGCTATTGGATTTATATTAGCTTTATAAAGCTCATCTCTCTGCTTCTGATTAGGATTAACCGCTGCATCATTAGCGAATGAAATTAAGCCTCTTGTAAATCCTGCTGGAGCAAACCATGGGAATGCTACTGCATCTGTTCTAGCCATAGCAGCTGCTGCATATCCAGAAGATGGAACCCAACATTGTTTACCTGCATAGCTATCATTTATAGCCATCCAGTTACCATAAACTGCTGCATAAGAAGTATTTTCATTTTCAAACTGATGTCTGATTGGCCAGTAAATATCAGTTTGGAAATTCTTTGTCTTATCAGATAAGATCTTTGTATTAGCTCCTTTAATAAGAATTTGTCTTATAGGATCAGCAACAAATATACAATCACCTCTTTCACCTCCATCGTAAGGTGGTTTTACAAATGCTTCAAATTTATTAAAGATAGTAGAGTAGTTATTTCGTAATGTTATTGAAGTTGCTTCAGAAACATCACCTGAAGTTCTTAAACCATCAACTGCAGTTGCTACATTTGTGCTATAATCTTCATCATCATAATAATATGGGTTAGTAGTTTGTGCACTTGCTACTGCATGAATAGTTCCTAGTCCAGCTTCAACCACTACATCAATATTATAAATTTCATCGTTCTTAATGTTATCGAGTGATCTTTCAAGCTTAGTTGGTATATCACCTAAAATCTTAGTAGTAACTGTTTCATTAGTAAATTGACCTAATGGGAATAGTTTATCAGCCAAAGTCCCATCAGCTTGATTTGCTTTTGTAAAATTAGTAGCAGCACCTAAGCCGGCAGTCTTTAAACCCGTATTAGTAGTAGTAGTATTTTTTGTTCCAGCAGTAACGACTGCTACAGTAGGATTATTTTCATCATTTAATCCATCACCTCCTAATAATCTTCTAGAAACATTATCATTAACAAGAACTTTAATGTTTTGTGAATCATCTCCTACATTTCCTAAAAACGCTGTCTTATCAGCCCCTCCGTTAGGATTAAGCTGAACTCTATGTGAGTTTATTGAACCAACAATATTATCAGTTAAAACATAATCTAATTTAGTTGCTTCATTAGCATAAATTGATTTACGTAATTTAAATACTCCAATGTTTAAGTAGTCGTTAAACGACCCCGCTTCTAAGTCGTAATCTGTTAAGTTCTCAACAACTCTCGATATACTTTGACTAGAACCGTCTGTAGGTGAAGATGTTAAGCTAAAAGTTAATGATTTTTTAGGAACATCTATCATTGCTGTAGGAGCAGTTGTTGAGCTAGCTGCATTTACAGCCTTAAGTCCAGATATAGTATCAAAATTAGTAGCAGGGTTTAAATTTTGAATTCCTGCAATTCCTATATATGTACCTTCTAAGCCATTATTATTAGCTAATTGAGTTTTATTTAAAATAACTACACCACCCTTACCAAGAGTAGTAGCGGAAGCAATGTCTGAAGCCTTAGTAGAAGTATCAGTCCAGGTAATAGCTGAACCATCAACAGCAGCCAAATATTGTGCTTCTGTTAGTTCAACATGTACAGGAGCACCAAGAACAAAAGCTCCGGATGTTACTTCACTTAAAGTGGCACTAGCACCATCTCTATCAAAACCTGATACCGGATAAGCTAGAGCTGAATACTTTGATCCAAATCCGTCTCCATTTCCGGCACCATATGGCAATCTCCCTGCATAAACTGTTGCTGGTGAATTTAAAAGCTCACTTATTGTGTAATGAAAATATTTCTCTGCAGCATTTGTAGGGGGTCCAAATAATTGAGTTAATTCTTGCTTAGTGCTAACTAACAAGACTTCATCGAGAGGACCCTGCTGAGCAAAGCCGGTAACGTAGACGCTAGTTCCGGCGGCTGCAGGTGCTGTAAAGGAAAGATCTGATTCTCTTATTTCTACTCCAGGAGAGTTTATTGTACGCTGTGCCATAAAATTATTTATCCTATTTTAGGTTAATAATTTCAAAAACTGATAACTTCTGTATGTAATTGTGAGTAAACAAATGTAAAACCAGATGTAATCTCATCAGGATCAGTATAACTGTAATTTACTGCTTCAACTGTAGTAGGAAATGCTTTAGTATATGTAAATTTTATACGATTGTTATTAAATTCATCCTTACCATAAATCGTTAAATCAGTCTGGTAATCTTGAAAATCTGGCTGATTTTCGTTAATCTCTCTTACATTATAACGTCCTTCGTATTGATCATGTAATAAATTTAACCATGAATACATTGTCCAGTAGTTTTTATACTCATTATCAATTTTAAATCCTATTGAAACAGGAGGGTAAGGATTTTTCGAATGGGAAGAAACATACAAGGTACTCCCTGCATATCTATTATCTACTGCAGGTACGGTTATTTCTGGTACAGCTGCTCCAAATATAGAAAATTGTACTGAGTCTGGTATAATAGAATCGTTAGTTTGATTAAATTTTTTACTAAATTCCTTTAATATAGGCGGTACATCAAAAACTAATAAAAACTTATCAGCTCTTGATTTGTTCAGCATAGACTGCTGCATAGTGTTTCTAGCCATATAATATATTTATTCCTTTGATATACCTGCCTGCCAGTTATTAGGAGGTGCTTCTCCTAACATAGTAAAGCCCATTGCTTTCAATTCATCCATCTCATCCTCACTCTCTTCACCCATACCAAATACTATAGCTGATACATTATTGGAATTACCGCCAATTATTTCTTCATCTAAATATATTGAAGTAGGATCTTCGAAGTACTGAACACCAAAATCCATAGGTTCAATAACGCAAGGCTTACCCATATCATCTACTTCTACTATCTCAAAAAACCTCTCTGTTATTTCTTTTTCCAATATAAACAAAGCATAAAGCATAGCCATAACTCTATCATCATGAAAGCCTCCTCTAGCTTTCCATGTACCATTTGGATATCTTACAAAGTTTCTTAACTCAGCTACTGTCTGTTCTTCTTGGATATTTACAACTCTTATTTCATTCATGAAGTAACGCATATTTAACACACCCTTATACTTTGTATTAGTATGAGCTATCATTCCTCTCATAACATTTCTACGATGAGCATTCTTATTACCATATGATACTACTTTATCATAACCTAGATCTTCAGATAGTCTATCCACTACCTGTGCGCCACAATTGTTTCTCTCTATGAGAGCTAAGGGAGACCCCCAGTTACGAAGTATCTTATGTAATTTATTAGTAAACTCTAAAGGTGGGATCTTATTGTTTCTATAGATTGCTACCTGTTTAATATCTTTAATATCTGTAATATCTAATATCTGAATAACAGATGAATCAACCCCTACACCTTCAGATATATCTACACCCGCAACATATAACCTACTTTCATCAGGCTCTTCCCATAACTTATAATGACCATCATCTAATATAATTTTAGGATCAGACACTTTAGACATCATCTCTTCAAATAATTCATCATCTAAAGTTGATTCACCTGAATGTATAAATTCACATTCAAACTCTTGTAACCACGCATCAGCTGAACCAATCGCTGTTTTAGTAGCTTGAGCCCAAGCTTCATCTCTACCTGGAATTTCATTCCATTTTATTTTATCATGCGCCCAGCCATTCTCCCCATCAACAGCTCCGCTATACAATTTATAGAAAAGATTATCTGTACCATTAGACGTTGAGCATACAAACACTTTAGATTTTTTTGAAGAAGTAATAATTGGAAAGACTGATTTCCAAAACTCTTCTACTAAATGAGGCTCAATAAATGCCATCTCATCAATTACTAAGCAGTTAACAGACTGACCACGTGCAGCAGTACCGGTAGTAGTTGTAATACCTATTCTACTTCCATTTTCTAATGTCATAGATGTCTTAGCATATTCTTTAACAGGAGGCTTTAACCAGTTCGGCAACTCTTCATATGCCATTCTTACCCTTTGAAATATCTCAATAGCAGTAGCTTCTTTGTTAGCTACTAATAATATACGCTGATCATTATTAAAGCATGCTTGCCATAAAATATAGATTGTCATCATTGTAGACTTACCAATCTGTCTAGAAGCTAATAAACAAAAGAATCTATTGTCTCTCATCTTTCGTAATGCACGTTTTTGAGGTTTATATAGGGCTATTTTTTCTTTACCTCTATCAAGGTTAACAATATGAAAAAAGTTTTCAGCAAAATAAAGTATATTACTACTAGCTTTTTTAAGGTCTTTTACTTGTTCTTTAGTATATTCACCCTTCCAATTTACATTGGGTAAGTTTTTATTACCCATATAGAACATATTATCTTTAGCAGGCACAGAAATATTTAATAAGGAGCATAAATAATTACATGTCAAAAAGTAAAGACTTCATGTCATTAGGAGAAGCATATAAAGATGTGTTTAATAAAGTAATTGTTAGCGAAGATGTACCTCCAGGTACAACAGGTGAAGCACCATTAATTCAAGGTGGACCTGAAGAAAAGGGTGGATTTAGACCACCATTAGTTGATATTACAAAAATGTCTGAAAAAGACAAAAAAGATAACATCTATAATATTAAAGGTTATACATATGGAGATGGTAATGATCCGGGTGATTGTAATGAGCCTGAGCCTACTGGTCCAACATTTGGTCAAGTAGCTTATACAGGCAACGTTGGACCTGAAGAAGATGAAGAAGAAAAAAGACCAGATTATCCAGATGTAGATGGAGATGGAGATACTGATGAGTCAATGGAAAAAGCTCTGAAAGATAAAAAGAAGGGTAAAAAAGGTAAAGATGATGAAGAAGATGAAGAATTTTTAGAAGAACACGAGAAAATTGCACGAGATGGCCTAAATAATTTTATGAGTAAGACTTCCGTATTTGATAAACTTTATAATAAGGTAATGGTTAATGAAAACTTTGGCGAAGATGCTGAAGATATTACAGACATTGAAGCTTTAGGAATTGAGACCGATGTAGAGGTTGATGAAGTACCTGAAACTATCGCCGTTTCCATTCCCGGTGAATTAGCACAAACCCTTTGTAACATCTTACAAACAGCCATCGCACAACAGGAAACTGAAGTTGATATCGATGTTGATGTTGAAGAAGTAACTGATACACAGTTTGAAGAGGATGAAGAAGCAGCAATGAAAGATGGAGGTGGTTACGGTGTAGATGCTGGATCAACTCTTAAGCATGATGTCAATTACGGACATGGTGGAAAGAATAAAGTAGGTAAATTAAAATCTGCTGGAGCTGCAACTGATGTAGACGGTGGAGGTTACGGTGTTGACGCTGGATCTACTCTTAAGCATGAAGTTGACATGGGTAAGAAAAATACTGTTGGAAATACGAAGCTTGGATCTATTCCAGGAGCATAAAAAAAACTCAAATATTAACAATTAAAAGCTCGTAGAGTAGTCCTCTACGGGCTTTTTTAATAAATATAAGTGTGAAGATCTACAACAAAACTCTAAATGAAAAGTTTTGGTCTGAAGATAGCTTTGATCCAACAATAAGACAAAAATTATTAGCTATTACTTCAGATTTTATAAATGAGTTAGATTTAAACGATGTAGAGATATATGATATTACTTTAACTGGTAGTAATAGTAATTATAACTATAACGATTTTTCTGATTTAGACGTTCATGTATTAATTGACTATAAAGATATCAATGATGATGAAGACTTAGTTAAAGATGCATTAGATGGAAAGAGATTTATATGGAATCAACGTCATAATATAAATTTTAGAGGTCATGACGTAGAGATGTATGTTCAGGATAAGGATGAACCTCATACTGCTTCAGGGTTATATTCGATTCAAGATAATGAGTGGATAACTAAGCCTACATATGACCCACCTTCAGTTGATTTAAAGGATGTATATAAAAAAGCAAATACGTTTGTTAAGGATACTCAAATATTAGAAGAAAAGGTTAAGAATGTCAAAGGAGATGAAGCAAAGAAATTAAATCAAGTTGCTAAAAAGCTCAAAGATAAGATCTCGAAAATGAGAAAGAGAGGTCTAGCAAGAGAAGGTGAATTTAGTATAGAGAATTTAGCTTTTAAAGTTCTTCGTAATACAAAAGTTATAGAAAAATTAATTGATCTGATAGCTACTTCGTATGATAAGATTTATATGGAAAATTTTAAAACGTATTTTGAATATTACCAGGGAGAGGAGCTTCTAAATCCTCATATGAGAGTAGGTAAAAATATTAATAGAGTTGGTTTAAATAAAAAACACCTTAACACTCTACCTAAAAAATATAATCATCAGTGTCCTCATGTAAACAATTTATTGAACGGAGCTGCAAGTCAAATTAAACTTATGGGCATGCCTTTATTTGATACTTTAAACACTTATGGTGTTGATTATTCTTCTGGTGAAACAAAAGTACTAGGTAATTCTGGAGTACAAGTAAAGATGTTTGAAGACGAAGAAGGTAACCAATGTGGAATGTTAGCAAAGAGATAAAATGTCTGTATGTAATGAAAATAGATTAAACTGCACACCAGAAGAGGTATTAGCGGCAACAGCTATACCAAATTGTGGTAAGCTAGTTAACCCGTCTAATTTACAAGCAGAGCAATTAGTCTTTGATCAAGCATTTAACGACTTAATTAATAATTTTGGTATACCAGTAGACTACTACATTAATACTTTTAATCTATCTGCTGCAGATTTATTATACGGAGAAGATACAGTAAAGCAGTTCCAAGGACCTCTCTCTGGAATACAAATGTACATTGAATTAAGTGATGATGCATTAAGTTTAACTAAGTTTGGTTTTGACCCAGGAGATGAATTCACTGCCTTTGTACACATAAGTACGTTTGAAACAGCTGCTTCAGATTATTTTGATTATGCTTCAGTTGGTCAGTCAATAGAACCTAAAGCTGGAGATGTAATCGATTTAACAGTATTAGGTTGTGATCGTCCTAATGGAAGAGGCTCTGTACAATACGAAATAACAGAGAGAATGGATCAAGATATGTCAGCTCTTAATCCTATTTTAGGTCATTATATATACAGATTAAGAGGTAAGAGATTAGATTATACTTTCCAGAACGGGTTGTCGAGTGAGAAAGTTAATGAGCAAATTTACGACAATTCTTTCAGTGGTATTCTTTCTACTACCCTTACTGATCAACTTACCTCAGATGGTAAGACGTATCCCACAGAAGAGGATCCATATAATATCGATAATGTATCAAAGACCGATGTTATGGATATGGATGTAAATGATACAGATATTTACGGTTCGTATTATTAACCTACTGATTGAATAATAGCATTAACATCATGCAAGTCATCAATAGACTTATATGGACATTCGTAAATAGTTCCAGTAAAGTTATAGTCAAATAAGTATGAATCAATATGACCGTCAAGGTATTCTTTCTTAGGTCCAATATTATCATGCAATTTATAACCAAATATTTTAGGTTGAGTAGCAATCCATAATACAGTAGATACTTTACCTAACGCAGCTGCGGCATGCTGTAAAGAAGAGTCAATAAATAGCCTTTTATCTACATTACCGGTCATGGCAAATAAAGCCTTTTTACCGACAGTCTTATCAAAGCGATGACAATTTTGTAATCTTGGATGAAACTCATAGCAAAGGTGAATAATATTATACTTTTGAGCTAATCCATTTATTACCTCTTGTGCTTGTTTAGGATGCATATCTCTCGTCCAAGAGTATGGATGCTGTTGATGGTCCGGACCTGGTCCTCCAAAAGGTTGAAATAGTAGAGTAGGTCTATTATCTGTTTTAAATTGATTAATATAAGCTGCTCCTTCTTCTAGCTCCCTAAAATTAAAGTTTAATTCAGGACCTTCACCATTATGTTTTACTCCAGCCATTTTACACCAAGTCTTAATAAGATGCGTTTTCTTAGTAATGTGATCTGTAGTTCGATATGGATCAGCTGAATATATTTCAACATCTTTACCTTGAATAATATCTTTATAGAAGTAAGGTGTATTTCCTATAACATAAAATCTAGAAACGTTAGGATTATTCATCCAAACTTCAGCCCAAGCTGATACAACTATAATCTTACGTTCAGGTTTAGCTTTTTTATACGCAGCAATAACAGCAGTTGCAGCAATATTTTTACCTATACCTCCTTCAATGTGAAAAACTGTAGTAGCCATACTATATGATTTATTACAGCATAGATATTATTCAACTATATATTCCTAACAACCGCACGATACCTTTAAAGTACCGCTTGAATTATATATAACACCGTCTACTCCTGGATCACTCGTAGGTAAATTTTTTATGTATAGCGCATTTATGTGAAGCATGCACGAAGAAACAGAGGTAATATTAGAGTTTACTATAGCAGCATCAACATGTGCATTTTTAATTATATTTCCTGAGCCCCCTCCTATAAATCCTTGACTACCAGATAGAGAATTTCCACACCCTCCTACAATAGTTGAGCAATTCGAATTGAAGATGGTGTTGTTTTGACCAGCTAGAGTTCCTGAAGCTAATGAACTATAACAAATAGAATTGCTATAACCCCCGCCTATAGTATTTAAACACGTACCGTCTTCTACATTCTCAGATCCACCTGTTATAACTGAGCAACTTGAACAAGCTCGGTTGCAATTACCTCCACCAACAAAAGCACCTGCAGCTCTTATTTCGTTACTACCACCGCCTACTATAACTGCGCAATGCGCAGAATTGCAAATAGTATTCCCGGTACCGCCTCCTATAAATGCATGGCAGTCTTCATTGGTACAATTTTGACACCCACCTACAACTACTGATTCTTTTCCTACCAAAGTGTTACAAATACCGCCTCCTACAACTCCTCCAGTCGCTGTAGTGCAAACCATGTTGCAACAACCGCCTCCTAAAAAGCCACATGAACTGTCTGTAGTATTTTCTTGTCCCCCAACTACAATTCCGTAAACTCCGCAAACACAATTACTTGATCCTCCAACTATTACACTATAGTTACCATCAGTGCAACCTGAATTATTAGTACCTCCACCTCCTATAAACGATCCATAACCGCAACTCGTATTATTAGTACCCCCGACAATAACTGATGCACTTGCAGCTCCTACTAAAGTATTTCTCATACCCCCTACTATAACGTTGCAACCAGCAGTACCGCTAGAGGTACAGTTAGTTCTCCCTCCACCTATAAAATCACTAGCACTGCAAACATAGTTACCATATCCTCCAGCTATAGTTGCATGATTTCCAGTAGCTAAATTATTTGCTTCTCCACCACCTACACTAGAACAGGCGCCCGCGGCGCAATTACCTTTTCCTCCAGCAACTGTACCAAAGTCATTACATACTTTGTTTCCACATCCACCTATTATAGATCCATGACAGGCATTTGATTGAATAGCGTTAGATTGTCCTCCTCCAATAATACCATAATCTGTATTTGTTGAAGTTAAGTTAGATTTACCTCCTACTATTGCTGTGCAAGCTCCTAATAGAACATTTCCACACCCACCTGCAATTGCTCCGTGGGTAGAATTACCATGTGTATTTGATTGACCTCCTCCAACATAAGTATAATCAGCATCTGATGTATTTGCAACACCACCAGCTACAACTCCACCAACACCATTTACAGTATTGTTACATCCTCCTCCAATAAATCCCCAGCATTGTGAAACTACATTAGTTTCACCGCCCGCTATAGTCGTGCAGCCTTTAGTAGCACAAGGACCTTCTGCAGTGTTGTTAAAACCACCACCAACTACAGACTCTTTAGCTGAAGCAGTATTACTTGATCCACCTCCAATAAATGAAGCACTTCCGGAAGCTGTATTTGTACTACCACCTACAATTGCACTTGCATCTCCGGTAGACTTATTAATATGACCTGCACCAGCAAAAGCACTTAAACCAGTCACACAGTTGCAAGTTCCTCCTCCAACAAAAGAAGCTTTACCAATAGCACATGAACTGACTCCACCAATTAAAGTAGAATAACACCCTCTAGCGTTATTAGAGTCTCCTGCTCCTAAAAATGCATGGCACCCTGTTATAGTATTATCTTCACCTCCTACTAAGGTGGATGTCTTAGCAGTTGATGTCACCTTATTCTTACTACCACCTCCTATAAAACTACAATCGTTAGATATACTGTTTTGACTACCTCCTCCGATAACTGTCAAATCCGCAATAGTGCAGTTATCAAAACCACCTACCACTGTGGAACAAGGACCAGCACTAGTAATTTCATTACATTCGCCACCTCCAATAAAACCTAAACATGCAGCGTTAGTGTTTTTTAAACCTCCTCCTACAGCAGACTTATTACCAGTAGTAGTATTACAGCATCCTCCTCCAATAAATGTATGATTAGATGTTGCTGTTTGTAAAAATCCTCCTGCGATAGAAGCTCCAGTACCTAAAGAAGCATTATTCTGGGTACCTATGTTTAATTGTTCGCCACTAATAGTACCCGCTACTGTTTGATTACAAACAAAATTATTATTTTTA